TCATGACGTTGCTCACGTCAATGAATTCCATCCCGTACAACCAGTATGGGTACAGTCTTATCAGAGCCGCCCTTGCTGATCCGATTGCTGCCGCCAAGAACTTCGGCGGAATACGGTCAGGCGTCATCCTTTCTGCGCTGCAGATTGCTCAGGTAAACGCCGCTGCCGGTCTTGATATCAGTAAAATCTTATTTACTGAGGGGGAATACCTGCAAGTGCTTGATCCAGGTGCGCAGGTACGAGGTAACAGAGGCACGCCGGTGATTAACTTCTGGTACACTGATGGCGGTTCGGTTCATAAAATCAGCTTCGCGAGCATAGATATCCTTTAATCTTAAAAAGCAAAATCATGGCAGATAAAAATCTCAACTCGTCCAACTCGGTCATAATCTTGACTATTGCGGGACTTTATACGGGCGTTCAGATTCAGGGATTCAGCACTGACAATATTTTTACGACGGAAGATGTTGAAATGGCTGAGGTGCAGATGGGCGCAGACGGCAAGCTGTCAGCCGGTTTTGTGCCGAACCCGACACCGCAAACCTTCACGCTACAGGCTGACTCAGAAAGCAATGATGTGTTCGATTTTTGGGCCAGACAGCAGAAAACGAAACGAGAACTGTACAAAGCTTCAGCAATCGTAACGATCCCGTCTATTGGAAAAAGCTACGTTTGCCGTGGCGGAGTTTTCCAGAAAAGCAAGGTCATGCCGGACGCCGCAAAAATCTTGCAGCCGCGGCAGTATACTGTTATCTGGGAAGAGATTGTTCCTATGGCGATTTAACATACTTCCCGTGAGGTGGGGTGGCTACGCCGCTCAAGGCCGGAACTTATCCCCCTGGCCGCACCTCACGGGGTTTTTATTCAGGGGATATCCAACAGGGGATAAATTCAATGGCTCGTAAAACAAAAGAAATTACCATAACCGATTCAGGGCGGGATCAGGGAAAGAAGTTTATAATCACCGAGATGCCTGCCGCGCAAGCGGAAAACTGGGCATTCCGCGTGTTTTTGGCATTAGCAAAATCAGGCGTCGAAATTCCTGAAGATGTTGAGGACTCAGGTCTTGCTGGTATCGCGTCAATCGGGCTTCAGGCTCTCGGTTCGGTTTCATGGGATCTCGCGGAACCGCTGCTTAAAGAAATGATGGACTGCGTACAGATTCAACCGAGCGCAGGAATTACTCGAAAAATTGTGGACAATTCGGAGGATATTGAGGAAATTGGAACTCGGGTCAAGCTCCGGGGGGAGGTATTCAGTCTCCACGTGGATTTTTCCGAACTCGCGAAGAAATTCGCAGTACCGGCGTCAGAGAGTACGGGCAAGAATCCAGAGTAGTGACCTGCCCGAACGTACCGGGAGTTATTGCCGCTTTGGTGTCAAACCGAATTTGTACATTGCATGAATTGCAGACAGTTTATGGCGCTGAAGACGCCTACAACTTATACGAAATTATCACAGTGGACGCAATAAACGAAATAAAAGCCAGGGAGAAAAAAGGATGAGTCGAACGATAATTGACGAGTTCGTTATGCTTCTTGGCTTCGATACGACCGGGTTGTCAAAGGGCCGCAAGGCGGCAAAGAAAGAACTCGGAGAGGTAAAGGCAGGCGCAAAAGATACCGGAAAAGCGTTCAAGGAGCTGAAAAGCATGATTGGCGAGTTCCTTGTTGTGCTCGGCAGCGCCTATGCGGTAAAAAAGTTTGTTGTTGATATTACGAACGCGGATGCCATTGTCTCTCGATTTGCGCGAAACATGCGCATGGATCCGAACACCGTGAACGCATGGGGGAATATGCTCAAAGGCGTTGGCGGTGGTGCAGCGGATGCAAAAGCGGCTATCGAATCGCTATCCATGACGATGACAGAAATGCATCTCACTGGCGAGAGCGGAATGATTCAGTACCTCCGGGCACTTAACGCGATACCGGGCGGAAAACAGATCGCACTCCGGACGGCGGACGGCGGATTTATGGATAAAACCGAACTGTTTCTCCGGATTTCTGATAAGCTCAGTAGGATGAAAAACAGCGAGGAAGCCGTCAATATCGCTAAAATGATGGGATTCAGTGATCCGGCTATTCAGATGATGATGAGGGGCCGGGCGGCAGTTGAAAGGGAGCTGGTAGCGCAGAAGAAAAGATCGGAGCTAACGAAAGCCGAAGGCGAAGCTGCGGAAAAAGCTGAAAAAGCGTGGGCAAACTTTGGGACGGCCATGTCTGGAGTTCAGCGAGTGATTACGCAGCAGATGTTACCTGTTATCACGTACCTGACCGAAAAAACAACAGAGTTCACGGAATGGCTCGCAAAGCATGAGGATGTCACAACGGGATTCTTTGTTGCGCTTGCCGTGGTTATGTCTGCCATATTGATCCCGACGATATCCGGACTTGTTGCTGCTTTCGCTGCGTTCTGGGTTGCCGCATTGCCCGCGACGATGGTTATGGCGGCTTTAGGTCTGCTGGCGAAACTCATTTACAACGTGTACCAAAACTGGAAGGAATGGAAAGATGGCAGTCGAGCTGATGCTGGGTTCGACGCGATTCTTTCAGGCGTGAATGCGCTCAAAGATGCGTGGAGCGGCATAAGTGACGCAATCGGGCGAGCAGTAGAGGCAAGAGAAGAATGGTACAGCAAGACAAAAGAAAAAGCAAAAACGTATTGGGAAGGAGCTAAAGCCGGAGCGAAAATCATTTGGGGTACCGGAGTTAATGCGCTCAGTAACTTGATCGGTCAGGGTGAGGGTGATTATAATTCGGTCAACACAGGGAAGCGCGGAGGGTATTCTGCGATGGTGCTGAACCTTCAGGCGATGACTATAAAAGAGATTCTTCGCATGCAGGCTCAAAAAGAGTTTGGAGCGGTCGGGAAGTATCAGATGATTCACGGAACGCTGAAGGGCGCGGTCAGATCAATGGGACTTAGTGGAAACGAATTGTTTACCGATAAAATGCAGGATGAGATTTTTCGGAAATATTTGATCGGGAGCAAGCGCCCGGAGATATCCGAATACCTTTCCGGAAAAAGCAATAATTTACAGGCAGCACTTTTGGCTATGGCAAAAGAGTGGGCGTCTGTTGCTGACCCGAGAACCGGAAAAAGCTTTTATGCTGGCATAGGGAACAATAAAGCATCGATCAGTGCGGCGCAAGCGGCAAAAGTGCTACAGTCAGCAAGATCACAGATGATACAAAACACTAATAATCGAACGGAAAAGAATAGCCATGTCGAAACGAATATCGGCACAATAGAGGTGCACACTCCGGCAACTGACGGAAAAGGTGTCGCTGAGGCAATGAAATGCGCGCTATCAAACCACTCGCTTATCAATCAAGCAGACTGCGGGCTCGCATGATACCAAAACTTCCGGGCGTTCCTGCGCTCATAGCATACGCGGTGCCGATGTCAACCCGTTTGACCTTGACAAACCTCATCAGCCTGTTTATGGGGCCGCCTGCATGGGGTATTTATGATAGCGGTGGGCGCAAGGTTCTGGATGCTGATTCCGTGATTGATATGAGCTTTTCCGGTAGCTCTGATGTTTCGGATTACCCTCTCGAAAAAGGAAGTTTTGCATCATACAACAAAGTGCAGCACCCGGACTCGTTCACGGTCCGGTTGTCGATGGGACGTTCAAAATCCGACCGTGAAGCATTTTTGTCCGCGATTGATGCGATCAAAAAAAGTCTAAAACTTTACTCCGTTGTCACTCCGGAGAAAACGTACCGAAGTGTAAATATTCACGGGTACGATTATCGCAGAGAGCAGACGGCTGGCGCGAATATGATCACTGTCGAACTGTCGTGCCGAGAGATCAGAGAGAAAACCGTGCAGTACAGTAAAACCGGGCTTGCATCGGTGACGAGTTCCGTGGTGAAAAACCCCGCTTCAGCGCCTGCGCTGATAGTTGGGAAAGTGCAGGCAAAAGTGACTGCTGCGACATCACAATTCAACTCAATCAAAAGCAAGATCCCTGTAGGAGCAACCGGAAAATGGTAACCATTCCTCTTGTCGCTGAGCCGTCGCAAATGCTCAACGTTATTCTTGGTAGTCAGAATTGCGAAATATCCGTTTATCAAAAAACGACAGGGATGTTTATTGATTTGATAGTTGACGGCAATCCGGTGCTGAATGCAAGGATTTGCCGGAACATGGTGAATCTTGTAACGCAGCCGTACCTTCCGTTTGCCGGGACGCTTTTTTTCTCAGATTCTAAAGGCGACAACGACCCGGATTATACCGGTCTTGGATCAAGATTTTACCTGATTTATTCTTTTGCGGGAGAGTAATGGCGTTCACCGAGAAAAATCTAAAATTTACGATGACGCTTGGCGCTTCGTCTTTTGGTGGCAGCGGAAACAATACCGTCGTGCTTGATGGCCTCCGTGCAGCAGTTGATATTGATCACGCAGGCGGAATGGCGATGGGTACGGCGAAATGCCAAATTTACGGCATGAAGGCTAAGACAATGGAGCAACTTACGATGCTTGCATGGCAGGCCCTCAGCGTGGAGCGGAACACAATCATGATTGAGGCAGTTGATGCCACAACATCGGTCGTTGTTTTCAATGGGCAGATCGTGAACTCTTGGCCGGATTACCAGAGCGTGCCGGATGTTTTTTTGCACATCGAGGCGCAGGCGGGGTATTATGATCAAATAGCTCCATCCGATCCGGTGAGCTTCAAGGGCGTCGCTGACGTGGCTGTGCTTATGCAGCAATGCGCAACGGCGCTCGGGTTGTCTTTTGAGAATAACGGCGTCGAAGTAAAACTATCAAACCCGTACCTTCCAAACACTGCACTGGAAAGAGCAAAATCGGTTGTCGCTGCCGCAGGGATAGAATGGTTTTACGATATTGACGTTCTGGCGATATGGCCGAGGGGAGGATCAAGGAAGGGAGATGCGACCAAGATTAGCGCCGACACTGGAATGGTAGGGTACCCGACGTTTGACCGTGTCGGAGTGACGTTTCGGACGCTGTTTAATTCTGCGGTCAAGTTTGGTGGGTTGGTGGATATTGAAACAGACGTGCCGCCGGCGGCAGGCGAGTGGCGAGTGTGCGGGATCCGCCATAACTTGACATCGCAAACGCCGGGCGGCGATTGGTTTTCTGTAATCAGGTGTACGGAGAGCGGACTTGGTCCAGTCAAATAATAAAGGTCAGCAAAGACCGGAAAGCGGACAGAGCGATTATAATTCGCTGCATTTTCTTGTCTCGCAAATACTGAGCAAGGTAAACACTTGCCTGCCGGTGAAAATAGTGGCAGTGACAAACTCTGGCGGAGTATCGCCGGTAGGGTTTGTCGATGTGCAGCCACTGGTCAATCAGGTTGATGGGAATGGGAAATCAATACCGCACGGGATCATTTACCATTTGCCGTATTTTCGGGTACAGGGTGGCGCGGACGCGATTATTATTGATCCGAAGGTTGGAGATATAGGGCTTGCCGCCTTTGCGAGCAGGGATATCTCGGCGGTAAAAAACAGCAAAAAAGTATCAAACCCCAGTAGCTCACGAAAATTTGATTGGGCGGACGGGCTATATTTCGGCGGGTTTTTGAATGGTACGCCAACACAGTATATTCAGTTCAGCAGTTCGGGGATAAAACTACATTCTTCTATTAAAATCACAGTGGAAGCTCCGCTTGTTGACGTAAACGCGACGACGTTTTCCGTGAACGCGAATACTGTGCTGAACGGAACTATTACACAGGGGGCAGGCGGAGGAGGCGGAGCGGCAAATCTTATAGGCCCGTTAACCGTAGCGAATAACGTGACCGGACAAGGAACCTCACTGCATACTCATGTACATTCTGGGGTGCAGAGCGGCGGAAGTAACACAGGACAACCGACAATATGAGATACTCAACATTACTCGTTGACCCTGACACGTGGGATCTTGTATCGGATGCAAGCGGCAATATCGCTGTTGCTGGGCCTCCGTATGCACTTGCGCAGGATGTAGCATCTGCTATCAAGCTGTTTGCTGGCGAGCTTTGGTATCAAACGAATAAGGGCATCCCTTATTTCGAGGAGATTCTCGGACAAGCTCCGCCGCTATCTTTGTTGAAGCAGTATTTTGTCGATGCGGCATTATCGGTGCCAGGAGTTGATCGAGGGCAGTGCTTGATTTCATCAACTGAAAACCGTATAATTCAGGGGAGCGTCGAGTTTATAGATGAAGCTGGAACCGAAAACGGGGTATCTTTTTAATGGCAAGTACTGTCCCTCAAATAGAGTTTGCTCCGACCGGGCTCGTCATCCCTTCGGAACTTGAAATCCTTGCCGCTGCGCAAGCAGATATTAATTCCGCATTCGGCAATGTTCTTAATGCAGCACTCGAAACCCCGCAAGGCCAGCTCGCAAGTAGTATAGCTGCGATTATTGGCGCAAACAACGACCTGTTTGCGCATTTTGTGAATCAGATTGATCCTGATTTCAGCGATGGATCGATGCAGGATGCTATCGGG